CCAGCTGATTTGCAACTTGTTCGGCGGCAAACTCCTGTGCTTGTAGTGCCTCTCCGGACTCAGTTAAGCGGCGAACTGTGGTCTCAAGGTCTGCGTTTACATAAACTACGCTATCGCGTAGCGCATTCATATCCAACTTATCGAGTGCATTACCTATGTCAGCAATCCGCTTGACGGCGTCTTCTAGTTGTTGGCCGAGAGCGGAACCTATGATCTGGCCGCCAAAGCCGGTGCCAGCAAACGAACCAAACAAGCCACCAGCAACTTGACCAGGGCCGCCGCCAAACAGAAGTGGGAAGCCTGCGCCGAGCATCAAGTTTTCGGCTTGCTTGCCTCTATCGGCTTTGGCACTCTGTTTAGCTTTTGTTCTTTTGCTTAGCTCTTGGTCGAAGCGGTTAAGAGCCTCCTTATCTTTTGCGATCCTGTCCTTAAAAACCTTATCGTTACTTTTTAGTCTTGCTTGTGCGTATTTTAAATCATTATTTATTTGTTCGTTTAGTAAAGCCCTCTCTTGTACCCGACGTTGATTGATTTCTTTGATCGACTGCTGTTCAGCAAGAGCTGTTCTGACTTGAGAGGCACCGGCAGCCGGATCAAAGCCCGCCGCAGGCTGAGGGCCGTATTCAGTTGCTGTGAAACCTGTGGCTTGGCGTGCGACGCGGGCCAGTTCTTTTTGTTTACTTATTTGTTGGTCAATAAGTCTGTTTGTTAGTTCTTGAGCACCATTTGCTTTACCTAAAGCAGCGACGTATTGGTTAATAGCGGAGCTGTAATTGCCTGTTGCCTGACCGGCGCTATTTAGGCGGATCCGGGTCTTGCTTAAGTTTTCCTGGGCATCTTGTAGAGCTTTATTGTATGTGTTTATACTTGCTACGGTCTTTGAGCCGAATACTTCTCTACTGTTTACGCGATCAATATCTGTAGATAGCCTGTCTATCTTGCTGCGTAATTCGTCGAGCTGCTTGGTGCCCTTTACGCCGATTTGTATCTCTGTCTTGTAAGCCACGGCGCGGCACTAGATCCTCAGCTAAGTCTAGCGACCGCGGCGTTTGGCTTTCTCGTACGCTTTGTTCTCTTGGTCTGCTTTATACGAGTAGTAGGCGTGCCAGCCAAGCAGTTCTTCCTGGGTCATTCGGGACTGAAGCTCGCCAAGCGTCATCTTCAGTTCGGTTGCCAGAAAGAACTGGAATTGCAGAGCGTGATTTTTTTCGATCTCACTCTGCAGTGCTTTTCATGTCGGCATCAACATCCGAGTCCTCATTCAAAATAGCCAGCATCAAAGCCTGCAGATCCCTGTCCTTGACTTCGTTCTTCAAAACGTCGATCTCACCAGGTCTGAACAGCTTTTGGCCGCTGTCGTCGATGGCCTTGTTGATCAGTAGCTGGAGCGCAAAAGCGGTGGCATCCTCCGATTTGGCTTGGCGTTGAGCACGCTCACGCTCTGCCATCGTCAGGGGAGTAAACCAAAGCTCAAAAGTCGATCCATCCGATAACTCGACTTCCTTTTTGATCGGCTCCATGTTGGCAGCCTTGCGGAGGCGATCAATTGCGCGAAGTGCGACAGGCATTGAAATAATTGTGTATGTGATTAGTGTAGCGGTTTACAGCAAAAAGCCCCGGTAAAACCGGGGCGATTGCCATCTGCCTTGTAACAGCTTATTAGGACTTGCTGAAGTCGAAGGTAGGTGCGGCACTTGGACGGAAGGCGATCTCGACGCTTTGACCATCGTCGGGGTTCACGGTGAGGCTGGCGGAAGTCAGAATCACAGGAACAGTGACGGAACGGCTTTGGGTGTCGTCCACAGAACCGGAGCTGATGATGCGGTCGATGTACAGCTTCATCTCGGCGCCGTTCTGCTCGCGCTCGATTACGTCCTCGATCAGGCGACTGGAGAGCAGGGTGTCATCATCGGTGGTATAAACGGTGGCTGAGCCGGAACCGTCAGCAAAACCAGGGATGTAAGCCCGGAAAGGAGCAGTGCCGGTAACAGTCTGACCAATCGTGGTGACATCGATCTCAGAGCGGGTGATCTCAAAGCTCCACTCGCGAACCTGGCCAACTGCAGCAGCAGCGGTATAGCTGATGCTTGCAGTGTCGGAACCGAATCCGGTAGGGGCTGCAGTTGCAGTCTCCTCCGAACCACCCGCAGTTGAGCTGAGGGTCATCACACCGGTTGCCTCGTCATAGGTCAACACGTAGTAATCACCAGCAGCAATTGCGCCAGTGGTGGTCGCTCCAGCGGGGTAGGCCAGGGTCACGGGGTCGTTAACCCGGAAGCCCAGATAGGAGCCGACGGTGATGTCGCCGCCAGTGGCAGGGAACGCGGAAGCGGTGAGGGTGGTAACAGAAGTTCCGGCTGGTTTGTAATACAGGGCGCCGGAGGTGCCCGAGAGGACGGTTGCCATAGGTAAGACCTATCGGTAGGGTGTCGCGGGCACAGCCCGGCTAACTCTAGGTTAGCCGATGTTGCTATTTACGAAATAACCTGCGCCGTAAAGTCTGTCTCAATGCGAGAAATAAAATAAGGCGTAAACGCAAGCCTAGATTCCTGGTCCGTTGATCCGGTGCCGAAGCTAGGACCATCAATTGATCCAGTACGGACGTAAATACCGCTACCCGGTTTTCCGGTGGCGTTTATCGTTGATAATGCGGTGAAAGCCGTGCTGATTAGCGTTTGGTTGCGACCGGGGCCTTTGCCTTTTTCGCTATAGGCGCGGACTACTACAATCCCACGCACCAGGTCAGTTTGGCCCGTCAAAGTTGCTTCGGTGGTTAAGCCAAATTGGATGTTGACTTCGATAAATTCGGAGTCGCCATCGGATGCTGTGTTTAGTACGTTGTCGAAGTAAATGGGTACGGCGGGGCTCAGTGCGTTATACGCCGTGTAAAGCGGGGATTCAAACTTGGCGCGAATACCTTGATAGTTCACTTAAACCCCCTAGAACCCCTCAATACCTTATCCATTGTAATTTGGACGGTTTTATCGAACTCCCCAGCTCGGACGTACTTGGTGAACCAGTCCAGTTCTGCGGTGCGGCGGTTGCCCCCTGCGCCGGAGATGTCGCCTCGGACTCCACCGGGTCGGCGCTTGCCGACTTTGTCGATTGGTTTGATTGGGTCGTCGTCAAAATTTGACAACCCAGGGCTAAATGGCGCTAAGTCAGCCGCTTGATCTGCGTAGGGTGAAAAGTTGGAGATGCTGAAAACCAGCTTATTCTTTGTTAAAAAACTGCGCGTGACCTGACGACCCGACAGTGATGGCGTGTAAATCGGTTGGGGTTTTCCCTCCGCACCAGTGCCTTTTTTGGTGCGGTCTGGGGTATCGATTTGCCAGGAGTTAGAGAACTTTCCGGTCCAGCCAGGACCGATTTTTTGTAGATCTCTTACTGCTCGCTCGGCTGCAGCTTTTGGGCCGTTATAAACAGTCGTTGCGGCTATACGGTCGAGATCTTTGCTCAACTTATTGAGTTCATTTAGGAAACCCTTGGCCATTACTGCGGCCTCACTACGAGAATATGCAGGATTGCTTGCTCGCCTCGGTAAATATCAACGTCGACGATCCGTCCCACCCGAGTGGATCCGGCTTCGTCGTATTCGAGACGGTCGCGCACGTTCGGGTAGTAGTCACCAAGCTCGGAATTGCCAATGATCACCTTAATATCGGTGGTTTGGTACTGACCACGGAACTCTTTTGGGTTCAGTTTGGTGATGATGCCTTTGACAGTGACGTTGGTTTCACTGCCGCTGATCGTTCCAGTGGCTGGATCGTAGGTTTCGGTTGTTGCCGCTTTGACGTACGTAAGGTTTTGACCCCACTTGTTCAAAAGTGGGGCGGGGATACCCTTGAAAACGTCGTCAATGAGTGACATCTCAACCCCTCACAACACGGACTTGGTAGCTGCCGGAGCCGCCGATTGTGTACGCGCCAAGGTAAGACTGCAGCCAGGGGTAAACGTCGAAGACGTTGTTGATTGTGCCGACTGCTTGGCTTTGTTTGCTGTATTTCACTTCCAGCTCGCCTAGCTTCACCTCGTCGTAGATGCCCTCGGTGCCGGTGTTGCCGGTTACGGCGTCTGGATCGTTGGCTAATGCACGGGCCAGCTCATATGTTGCGTATTTGATTTCGGCGGGGATTGCGCTGCAGACCAGC